AGATATGTTAACAGAGTTTTGGGAAAGAGAAATAGCATTAGTTCAGAAAGCTATGGGTTTCAGAGCACCAGCTAAAGTAGAATTTGATAGAATGGATTTATCGAATGAAGAATCAGAAAAGGCTTTACTAATTCAACTAGCAGATCGTAATGTAGTATCAGATGAACTACTACAAACAAGATTCGGTTTTGATCCAGACATGGAAAAGACAAGATTAAACAGAGAAGCTAGAGACAGAAAGAAAAAGAGAATGGTTAAAAAAGCTAGTCCATATCATGATCCTGAATCGGAAAATGCACTAAAGAAAATAGCTTTACAAAGTGGAGTTGTTACACCTAGCGAAGTTGGACTAAAACTAGATCCTAAGAAAAAAGGAGAGAAAAGTTCACTCGAAATGCGGGAAAAGCCAAAACCAACAAAGTTGGCAAAAGATTCGCCAGAATCTTTGCCTGGAGAACCGCAGCAAGGACGACCCAAATTATCAAAAGATGCAGAGAAACGAAAAGAACGAACGTTCTCGCCCCAGACAGGAGCATCATTGCAGTTATGGGCTACCGAAGCTCAGGGAAAGATAAGCGAAATTATAAACCCAATATTACTTGATTTCTTTGGAAAAAATAATCTCAGAAGTTTATCTAATGATCAAATTAAAGAACTCGAAAACGTCAAGAGTAGTATTCTTTTCAATATCAAACCATTCTGCACAATAAATTCTGAAACAATTACGGAAAAATTAGATAACTTAAATTATGAACAGTTGACTACTTATAGTGTATGGTTAAGACAGTTGGCTTCACAATTAAATAGAGACTTGTCTGTTGATGATCAAAAGCAGGCTAAGTCTAGTTTTTATTGCACATTGAATAACGAATAAAAGGGATACTTAATGATTATATATTCTCAAGAAACTGATGATGGTTTAGCACAAAAAATAGCTGCTTCTAGTACTATTTCGTATGCTTCTATAGTGGAACCATGTGATATCGCACAAAGTCAAAAATCTAAAATTAAAGTAGCTGCATCTGTTAGTGATGCTGATTTATATTATGTTCAGTCTATTTTAGTGAGTTCTTCCTGGAATAGAAATGATGATATTTTTGATAAGGCTGAAGTTTGGGCAGCTAGGGCTACTCCAGAAGATAAGCCTACGAATTTAGAACATGATGAAAATACAATTATAGGTCATATTACATCTAATTGGCCTATTGATATAGATGGTAAAACTATCGCTGAAGATATTGGTATGGATGATTTACCAGAAAAATTTCATATCGTTACTGGATCGGTTATATATAAAGCTTATAGTACTCCTGAACTTAAAGATAGAGCAGAAAGATTGATTGCTGAGATTGAAAACGGCACGAAATATGTTAGTATGGAGTGTTATTTTAAGGGTTTTGATTATGGTTTAACAAATAAAATTACAAATGAATATAAAGTTTTAGCTCGTAACGAAGAGACAGCCTATCTCACAAAACATCTTAGAGCCTATGGTGGTTCCGGTGAACAAGATCAATATAAACTTGGTAGAGTTCTGAGAAGTATTACTTTTAGTGGTAAAGGTTTTGTTGACAAACCAGCAAATCCAGATAGTATAATATTTCAAAGACAATTAATTGACGATTTATTGAAAGAAAAAAATGACAATTTATCGAATTCAGGTGTAGTACATAATAAGCCCATAACTAGCGAAGACACGGAGAATATCATTATGAGTGAAAATATCGAAAAACAAGTTGCAGAAATTAGTGATAAGTTAGACACTGTTGCAGCTAGTTGTGAACATACTGAAGAAGCAAAAACGTTAGCTTCTGAATTAGAGAAAACCAACCAAACCCTAGAGGCAGCTATGAAAGAAAAAGACGAAATGCTCGAAGCCAAGTCTGAAGAGCTAGAAGCTCTCTCCACGAAGATGGAAGAAGAGAAAGCTAAGAAAGACAAAGAAATGGCTACAAAAGAAGAAAAATCAAAGTCTGAGCTTGAAGAAGTATTAGCAAGCAAGACAGAACTCGAAGAAACTCTCAAAGCTACACAGACCTCTCTTGAAGAGGCCAACGAAGTTATCGCTGGTTACAAGAAGAAGGAAGAAGCTGAGATGAAAAAGAATAAACTTTTAGCTAGAAAAGCTAATTTGGTTGAAGCGGGTCTCGATGACGACGCTGCTTCCGCTGCTGTTGAGAAATTTGAAAGTCTCGATGATGAATCCTTTGAATCTATGACTTCCCTTCTTGCTACTATGAAGCCTGCACAGGCTGAAGAAGTAGAAGCTGAGGCAGGAATGCCACCAGCTCTTAAAGAAGCTTTAGAAAAGAAGAAGAAGGAAGAAGAAGGCAAGGCTTCAGAATCAGACGAACTTGAAGAAGCTGAATCTGCTTTAGAAGAAGTAGAAGCTGAAGAAACAGTTGATCTGAGCGTCGGAAGCGACGAATCAGAAACAGAATCAGCAGAAGCTAGTGTTCGCGCAGAACTTGTAGAATTTGTAAGTGCTAGACTCGGTAACACCTCAAAATAGGGAGATAAAAACATGGCTTTAAAACCAGATCGTATAGAAACACAAACTGATGTATCATTCTTTTCGGATGCAACTGCTACTCGTGGTGGTGTTGTCTCAGTCAAGACTGCTGGATCAGGCGTCTCAATGGATGACGCAAGCGCAGTAGTAGAATACGCTTCAGCGGCTTCAAGCACGCCTGTAGGGGTTCTTCTTAATGACGTTGTTGATCTCGACCTTACTCGCCAGCACGTTAACTGGCATAAGGACGAAGTTCAAAAGGGTGGCAAAGTTACTTTGCTACAGATTGGTCAGGTTACCACAAGTAATATTGAATCCAGTGCAGCTCCGTCTGCAGGATCAGGTGCATTTGTTGCAGCTAATGGTAACATTTCAACTTCTGGCACTGGTGCTAGAGTTGGAGTATTTTTGAGTAGTAAAGATTCAGACGGCTTCGCTAAGGTCGCTATTAACATTGCCTAACTTTAAAAGGGAGATAATTAACATGTCAGCAGAAACTAAAGCATTTCAACCAACTCCAGAACTGACTGATCTTTTGGTCAAGTCTGGGTCACAGCACAGAGAAACTTCTCTCGCAGCTAATGCAGAGTTTGCAAAAGCACTTGAGCAGCCTCTTCGTCAAGGTGTACTTAGTGGTAATATCCTCGATGGTATCTTCGAGCCAATTCAATTGGCCCAAAGTGCTACTCCTGAGTTTCCACTTGATTTCTTAGCCCCAGGTACAGAAAAGGACTTTGTTGCCTATACTGTTCCTAATCATGGCTATATTCCAGAACGTCACGTTGAAGGCGATTACGTCATGGTTCCTACTTTTGATATCGGTGCAAGCATCGACTATCTCTTAAAGTATGCCCGTGATGCTCGTTGGGACGTAGTCGGTCGTGCAATGGAAGTTCTCGAAGCTTCTTTTGTTAAGAAGATGAATGACGATGGATGGCACACGCTGCTTGCAGCTGGTGTTGATCGTAACATCGTTGTTTATGATAGCGATGCAACAAATGGCCAGTTCAGTAAGAGACTTGTTTCTCTTTTAAAGACTGTCATGCGTCGTAACGGTGGTGGCAACTCTGCTAGCAACAACAGAGGCGCTCTCACTGATTTGTATGTCTCTCCAGAAGCTATGGAAGACATTCGTAACTGGGGTGTTGATCAGGTTGATGAGGTTACTCGTCGTGAGATTTATACCGCTGCTGATGGTAGCGTTAACAGAATCTTCGGTGTTAACTTGCATGATCTAGACGAACTTGGCTCAGGCCAGGAATACCAGAACTTCTATGCTACTACACTAGCAGCTGGAATGCCTTCTGGTCACAACACTGAAATTGTTGTTGGTCTTGATCTTCGTAAGAGAGACAGCTTTATCATGCCAGTTCGTGAACCGGTACAGATCTATGAAGACGATACCTTACATCGTCAGAAGAGAGCTGGTTTTTACGGTTGGGCTGAGCAAGGTTTTGCTGTTCTTGATAACAGACGAGTACTTCTTGGTTCTCTATAATCTATCTTTATAGATGTTAATAGGAAAAGCCGCCCACCAAATGGGTGGCTTTTTTTATGCTCGGGTGTATCTTATAAGTATACTAACTCTACAAAAGGTAAATTATTATGGGAGCAAGTCTTTACAATTTTGAGATTGAACAAGGCTCATCATTTAAAATGTCTTTGATTTATAAAGACAGTGCTGGAGCCGTTATAGATTTAACTGATTGGTGTGCTAGACTTATTTGGAAAACTAGTGCTAATGCTACACAAACTTTCGATAGTTCTAATACTAATAAAACTTCTTACGATTTTAATATAGAGGGACCTTCAGGTAAAATTAATTTGCTATTTCCTGCTGGTACTACGAATGGATTTGATTTTAACACAGCAAAATATGATTTAGAACTACAGTCTGATGAAGATCATTATAGCCAAGGTGGTAAATATGTAATTAGATTATTATATGGTACTGTAACTATACAGAAACGTTATAGTAAATCTAGTACAGCCTTGGAGTGTAATACCTAATGAGTGATTTTACTTTAGAGATTTCGGATGTAACTACTACATTAGAAATTGAAACTTCTACAGAAGATAATACTGAAAATTTAGAAATTAGTAGTACTGTTATAGGTAATATTGAAATACAAACAGGATTCGCTAGTAATGTTAGTTATGCTAGTGATGTTGTGGGATTAAGCAGTTATATAGCCAACAATATACCTACTACGCTTAGTGGAATGATAAGTATTGCTGGAAATGGGACAAGTAGTCCTTTAAATCTTTACCATGTCGTTATTGATGGTGGTTCTCCGTAATTATATAATATAGGATAAATACTATGCCAGTTAATAATGTAATTAAATTAAGAAGAGGGGATGATTGGAGTAGTAATCCTGTCTTAGCACAAGGTGAACCAGGGTTTGATACTACTAATAATATTTTAAAAGTAGGAGATGGCACTACTGCTTGGAGTGGCTTAAGTCCTATAGGTAGTGGGTTAGATTACTTACGGTCTCACCCGAATATATCAGCAGCAAATTCATCAGATAATACTGGTCGTACATATATTCAAGATGTGCTTTTAGATTCCAATGGTCATGTAATAGGTATTAGTACAGGTACAGAAAGTGTTGTAAATACAGATACCACCTATACTGCTGGCACAGGGTTAGATTTATCAGAAGCAAATCAATTCAGTATAGACAATACTGTTATTAAAAATGGTGATAATGTAAGTCTTTTGACTAACGACGCAAACTATATAGACGGTTCTGGTTTAAATAATTTTATCCCTGTGTTCAGCGGTGTTGATACTATTACGAATAGCATTATTCATCAAAGTGGAAATACTATTGGTATTAATACTCCTGCTAATGGTTATCATAAGTTAACAGTTAAAGATAGTAGTATATTAGGAGGAATATTAGTATCAGGAGCAACTAGTCCAGGCGTAACCATAGTTGATTCTACAGATAATAGTTCACATGGAATTTTTGGAAGCGATAACGGTAAATTACTAATAAGTTCAAATATAACTTCTGTTGGTTCTAATTCTTCTATTGATTTTTCAGCAGGAAATATTAACGTAGTACAGGCTAGTATTACAAGTTCTGGTGTTGGTATTGGAACAGTCACACCAGCTTATAAATTAGATGTTAATGGTAGTGGTAGATTTACACATCTTCCTAGGGGATTAGGTTTAGCTATTTTAAATCCTTCTGATGAAGGATTGTTGTTTGGAGAGATGGCTTTTGGTACTTATGGTAGTAGCTACAATGGTGATTTATATACTGGAATGACTCATACTAATCTTGATGGAAATGATGAGTATATGATTTTGAGTAGAGGTGAT